GGGCATCTGCCCCAACCATTGCCAAACCTTAGGTTGATTCCTTAGGAGGCGAAATAGCAGATTGTTCTGATCTGCGCAGTCTCCGACCCCGGCAGGGGCATACCAAGTACATTGTACTCGGAGACCACAACAGACTCGTTTACACCAAACGGGTCAGAAGGGAGGATAAACGAACCCCGTCTTCTTTGCCGAGTCGGCACTACTTCATCAGGAAGGGCGTGGCGCATCACTGCGTTGCGCGCCCTCTTGATGGCATGTCCTAGTGAAGCTAAGGACATACCATCTCCCAGGTACTCTTTAAGCGCTGATTGATACTGCGCTGAGAACTCTGATGAACGTTCTTGTAGTGCGACTTTACGCTTAGAAGCGCTTTCAACAACGACCAAAACTGCAGCGTTGTCTTTGGCACTGGTATCCCAGTCCATTAGCGGCTCCATAGCGACTGTCTTGAAGCTTCGTAGATCATACCCAGTAGGGCCCTTCACAGGGTTTCCTAGAGTGTCGCGCAATTTACACGTGCGCCACTCGCGCTCGTTCCACACTTTCACGTGGTCCGTTCGCAGGTAAGGCTCGCCAAGGTATCCATGGGCAAGCAAATGTCCGTCCCCAAATCCATCGGGGCCGTACACTCGATCCTCGCATCCTATATAAGACAGCACCCTCTCAGCGGCTTCGTACTCGCCTAAGCGAAAAAAGCCGTTATGAAGCGTATAAAGCTTCTCTATTGAAAGGTAATCTTTGATGTAAATCGGACGAACATTTATTCCAAATAGCCAGTCAGTGCCACAGCTCTCACGGAACCCACCCTCCCAGAAAGATTTACTCTGGTTGATGTGAAAACCGATTGCGCTGAACACATGGAGAACGTTGGGGATGCATTCCACGGGACATATGATATCGTCACCGTAAACGCTCACAGTATCGTCCTCACAGCTGACAATCTCTACACAGCTCTTCACGATCGCCCAGAAAATGAGCGTCTGAAGTGGGAATGTATACCCATTGCCCATGCCTGAGAACTTCTCCAGGACATGAACTGTGTCTTTTCCACCGTTATACACCGATTCGCTCCGACAGTTGTCTAGAGCATCGAACCAGTCGTACGGAAGGAGATCCATCACCAATAAATAAGCGATGTTGTCAGAAGCACTGGTTAGGTCCACCGTTGCTAATGCGGCAGTTAATGACCCCAGGCGTGCAAGCTCACTTTGACGTGGCTGCAGCTTCCTGATGTCAAGACCCACAGTCTTCAACCTCTCGCGTATCAAATCACCATAAGCCGTCTGAACATACTTATTCAGCGGTGGCTCTTTGATGATGACACGAGACTCGAAGGCGGTCTTCGGAACGAACTCGAAGATAGCGTTATCGATACGGACCCAAAGCGGTATTTCACGCAGCGGGCAATATGGGGCGTCATAACCGACGTTACCACCGTAATCATATCCGGCATCCAGCCGGCTGGGGATGTGTTTTTCGTAGGAGACGGTGTAACCCGCCCTCTCTAGAACAACATCACGCCATTGGCTACTTCGAGGCCCATCTGGAGCAGGCGCGAACTGCGAGTTACTCCAGTGTGGGACAGCCTGCATCGTGCGCGCCGCGAGGCCGCTGCGATACATGCTTTCACTGCATGCGAGATCCGCCATCAATTGACTTCTGATGGACGTCTCCTTCTTCTTTAACTCAGTAGAAGCGCCACTGGTGAACCGAAAGCTCAAACTAGAGAATTCAGGCAAATCACCCAGGACTTTTGCGATTTTTCGGGAGGAAGAAAAAAGAATCTTCTCAACCAGAGGGTCGAAGCAAAAACGACCCTCCACGCGCAGTCTGAATAACTCGTTGATCCTTTCGCAATTCGCTTCGGATTCGACGAACTTCGCAAAAGCGGCTTCATCCGGGTTAGTATCAACCGGGAGAAACGGAGCCTTCTTGAAGAGGGCAATAATCTGCGATGCGAGGAATACTTCCTCGGGCGCTACCCTATAATCTACACGAAACTTGGCCACACCCTCCCAGTCACCGCGCGTGAGCGCAGCAACCAGGGGGTGAGCTGCCGGGAGCCTGTCAGCAAAGACAGACGCCACGGCGCGAGCCATGTCCATGCATTTTACATCATCGGGAGGTGTTTGCCAAGCATTGATATCCATGGTAGCTCCTAATTGGAAACTAAGGCAGGTCTAACCGGCTACGATGCGAGCGCCGCTGAGCAGTGACATCACCAATAATACGGTGAGCACTGATATCAGCACAGCCGCTGTGAGCCGATCCATCAGGAGACGCAGATAAGCTGCGACGCCAGTTCGTCGATAATCCCGGCAGTGATTGCCGGAACAGTGGTAGGCGTGTTGGTCATCATGTTGGTGACCATCTGCTTGCACAGTCGACGTGAAGCGATGCTACCACGTTCGTGGTAGTGACCGTAGAACCCGCTGGTGTCCACGTACGCCACTTTCGGCGCAGCGGTGTAACCAGCCGCATTGGCTCCGCTAACACTCTCCATCACCGGCACTTCGATACGGAAGTCCACGTGCCACACACCCGACTTCGGGTTGCGTGACAGCGACATCCGCGCCGACACTTGAGCGTAGGTCGGCAAGGAAGCTACTTGTTCGCGCCACAACGCTTCAATGCGATTGGTCGTCTTCCCCGTCTTCTCGACGGAAATCGGCACAAGAGTGTGCAGGACCGGTGTGGCGGCGCCGTCAAAAACGGCGATGTTTGAGATATTACTCATAACGAACTTTCTGAAGGAGGGTTATTGGCTCGGCTACCGTGGCCGCGCGCTTTTGCGCGCCGCACGATTGTCGAGGATCTGCGCATACTTGTGAGCTAAGGCTATGCTCTCGAGAGTGTGTCTGGTTCGAACGTCCTTGTCCTTATGAAACAGGGGCTTGAACGTCGGAAGCGGAGCATCAATCCCGTGCCCGCACGTGCGGACGAGTGACACCCGGAACAGGTTAGTGTCCCGGTTTGCCGCGAACGTCATGCCATTTTCTTGGCGAGACTGTTCAATCGACTGGTGAGTACGCGTTACAACCGTTTTCACGGTAAACACTTCACCGAACACTCGTTTCGCATTTAGCGACTCTAACCAACCCCCAATTGGGATCCACCAATCGACTACAAACGAAAGTGGAACCCGCTCCCATAAACCGGAAGCTATGTCGGTGACGCCTAATACATCGGCGGCCGGAGGAGTTGACTTGAGTATGGCGATGTATTGTGCCATCACCATGGTTCTGCTAGCATAGTACGCCGTTGTTCCGTCGACGACTTTTGTTTTGTCGTCCTTCTTACGTTGCGCACGTACCTTTTGGTACTGCGGACGGTCGAGATACCACGCGAGTGCTCGTGCTGCAGCTTGCACGTCACTGATGAGTGGCTTGATACCCAACTGATAAAGGAGGTACCTATCCCGAACGGGGTCACCCTGTGCGATCCATTTCTGCCTGCGCGTCGACCGACTTGATATCGAGCCTAGCGCCGCTGAAGAGTTCTTGGTGTTACCCATGACTCTAATTGCTCCGACTATGTCGCCACGAGCCGCTTTTCGCAGCCCACGCGCCATCTTCTTTGCATTGTCAGCGATCATCGTTCTGGTTTTGTCGATCTCGGCGAGTGCAACTGCCGCGTGGAAATCCACATGCTCTTGCAGCTTTGAAGCTAGCTTATTAGCGAGAGCAATATCGTCATCGTCATCCCAGTTGTTTGGGGGTTCAATGAAACCAAAGTAATCAACGATGGAGGCGTTACTCTGAATCTTCGCTCCGTTGGAGTTGAAGATGTCTCCAACACCATAACTACCTGACTGCAGATTCATCAGATAATTGTGGTTTTCCTCTTTTCGACGACGGCGCTGAGCTACACGAGCTGCAGCTACTTCAATGTTGTCTTGCATGCGGCTCAACCTGTAAATCTGTAGGTCGGCTGCCAACACTGAGCGTCGCCTCTTCAAGTCAGCCAATCTCTGACCAGTAGCCTTGTCCTTCGTCACATTAAACCGTGACCTGAGAGTTTTAATCTCAGCGCTAAATTCCTTGATCTGCTTGGCGATTATTTCGTCACCAACGACCTTCGGAGTGCGAAAGGGCGTGAAAGGTTCCCAGTCACCACCGTTTTGGACCTTTTGGAAATATAGGCCCGACAAGGCTCCGCTCACAGGATGTGGCGACCTCTTGTCATTGACGATAGTTCTGATCATGGTAGCTTTGCCTCTGCGCGAGGCTATCCATCAATAGATTTACCTCATTAATGGACCCATCGGTGAGGAACCGATGAGGAAAGGAGCCCGG